CTGAAAGGTTCTTTGATATAGTAGAAGTAGATGATATGGGCAAACCTTCTGTTATCGAGCCTATGGACTTCGGTATTCAATATTTTGAAGATCCAACTTCTATCTATCTTGATGAAGAGATTACTGGCATAGGATCTAATAATGTATCCGCTGTAGTGTTTGGCATGGGTGGTGATGAAGTGTCAGACGATATGGATGATTTAAGATCTGCAGGATTTACTTTCTTAGGTGAAAATCCACAAGATAATTGGCAAGCGGGTATACCTAGGCAGCTATAAATATATACATGGCAAGGAATACTATGCAGCAGTCAATGCTGAACAAATCAAGAGCTGATAAGTTTTTATTAGTTTTTGACGTCCCACCGATCTTAAAACAGTTTAGTAAAAAATTTAAGCAATCTAATTCTACTCTAATTCCAGATTCAGTACAATTTTCTATATTTGGTGCTGCAGTACCGGAAGTTAACGTACCAGCAGTAGAGAATAGATATGCAGGTAATACTTTATATGTATCTTCTCATTCGAAGAACCCTTATCCGCCAGTTACAATAGGATTTAAGATAGATAATGAGTATAAAAATTACTATGCAATTTACTCTTGGCTTAATTTATTACATGATCAATATGAAGGAAGATATAATGCTCGTGAGGTAAATGAAAATTTTCCTGATTTTCAGGATTATCAGACTGATTTGACCATTTATGGTAAAGATGAGTTTAATAATAACCGGATCAAATTTACTTATACTAAAGCATTTCCCACTACAGTTGACGCTATAAACTACAGTTATACTGATGCAGATGAAATTACATCAGGATTCACATTTGTATACTCACAATTACACACAGAAGTTATCAATTTTTGAAATTATTATACTGAATTAGGATAAATAATTTTATGGCACAGCGTACTATTAACTCACCTGGAGTAGAAATAAGAGAATCTGATCTTTCCTTTACAACACCTGCACCTGCCGGAACTAGCGTTTATGTTACTGGTTTCGCTCAGCAGGGTCCCGTCGATGAAGTCTTACTTATATCCACTAAGCAAGAATTGGTTCAAATATATGGTCCTCCTACTACTGCAGCAGAAAAATATTTTCATTATACTTTAGCTGAACTGCTAAATTCACCTGCTACTGTTTACGCTGGTAGATTGCCATATGGTCCGAATACAGGAGATGGATTTGGATCTAAGTATTCAGCATTAGCCTATTCCGTTTCAGCGTTAGAAGCTAATATAGAAGGTAAAGTTAAAGCTATTGATACACTTTCAACTACTACATCAGGTCTATATGTCGTTGGAGCTCCTTCACACTTCGAATTAACTGAAAGTCAATACTTATCATTACTAGATGGTTCTGGGTTAACTTGGTCTAATTCTGCCCCAGACGCTAGTGTTGCTCCTACAAGCTTTTCAGATATTGGTAACGCTGGATTTATTGTATTAAATAAAACTCAATTAGCTAATAATCAGGCATTTGAAGGTACATATGTTGGTGTATTAGATAATACCCAAAACCCAGCTACTCCGTTTAATGCTATTTCAGGTGTAGATGTTTTAACTGCAGCAGCAGCTAATGTCGCTCCTGGTAGTTATACAAGTTTACCAACAAGTACATTAACATTTAATTTAACTTCCTCACAAACAGATGGATCAGGACAAAGTATTTCACGTGTAATGGAAAACTTAACTGACTATGATTTAGATGGTAGAACATATGATGATTACATTCAATTTGGTGTATTTAAACTTCGTAAGTCAATTTACGCTAATGAAGCAACTAAGCTCGATTATGTATTAACTGATATTGCAACAGGCTCTATAAATGCTAATAGAACACAGCTTAATCCAGCCGGAGGAGCTGATATTACAGCATACGTAGGTAATCAAGACTCACAAAATATTAAAGTCTTAGTTAATGATAATATATCTAATAGATTATTAGGTAATAATGGCTTAGATGATTTAGGACGTCCTAAAGTGAAACTTAAAACAAAAGGAGGTCTAAGAAATGCAACAGCAGCCAATACTGGCCTGGTAATTCCTTTTTCAACCGCCTCAAACGCTGCTCCAAACGTCAATGCGGTGAGCGGATTAGCTAAAATTGCAAATACTGCTGATTTATTCCCGTTAGGACAATTTACTAATCACAAAGTAACTGACAAACTTCTTGGTGATGTTCCATCTAAGCTTGAAAGATCTTTAGATAATATTAAGAATGATGAAGTTTACAATATTGATATAGTAGCTGAAGCTGGATTAGGTACTATTTTCTCAGTTGCTTGTGCTTCTATACCTGCTAATCGAGGGTATTATGATGATGAAGATTATAGCACAAAAATTGCAGATGCAGTTAATGGTTTAAGAACTGCTAATGATATTTCTGAAACAACTTCAATAACATTACGAAATAACTACTCTACAATCTTTAATAAGTTTGAGAAGTTTGTTAAGCCACCATACGAAGGTGGTGATAGAGGTGATTGTATTTTTGTAGCAGATCCTATTAGACAGATCGTTATTAAAGGAGCTAATACTAAGCCGTTAGCTGATAAGACAAAGAATTTTCAAACAGAAATTTACTGGCCAATCAGACATCAGTTTGAGAATGAAAATACTTCTTATGCTACAACTTATGGTAACTGGATGGCAATTAATGATAGTTATGCTGGTAAGCAATGCTGGGTTCCATCATCTGGATTTGCTGCAGCAGCAATGGCTAGAACAGATGCAATTGCATTCCCATGGTTCGCGCCAGCAGGCTTTACTAGAGGGTTAGTTTCCTTTGCTAATGATATTGCAGTTAATCCTAATCAAAAGCAGCGTGATGAACTTTACAAAGCTAATATCAACCCAATAGCTCAATTCCCAGGATCGGGAATCGTAATATTCGGTCAGAAGACTTTACAGAAGAAGCCAAGTGCATTCGATAGAATTAACGTTAGAAGATTGTTCTTATCATTAGAAAGACCTACTAAGCAGTTAGCACGTCAGTTTGTATTTGAGCAGAACTCAGAGTTTACTAGAACTAGATTAGTAAATGCTTTAACACCTCTGTTTGAAAGAGCTAAGAACAATGAAGGATTATTTGATTACTTGATTGTTTGTGACGAAAGAAACAATACTCCAGCAGTTATCGATGCTAATGAGCTTGTGGTAGATATTTACCTTAAGCCAACGAGAACAGCAGAGTTTATCTTAGTTAACTTCTACGCTACTAGAACAGATGCTAATTTTCAAGAGTTAATTAGCGGTTAAACAATAAGAACTATTAAATATTATTATGGCAACAACAATTCAAAACTTCTTTACTAAAGCAGCTGAAAATCAATTTTCTAGAGATTTTCTATTTCGAGTTAGAAACATATCATTAACTGGTGGAGTAGAATTCGTTGGTGATAATGATTTAGTTTATGCTAAGACAGCAACTCTACCAGGAAGAAATATCGACAGTAAGACGGTAAACTACTTTGGACAAGAGTTTCAAGTACCAGGTAGATCTACTTACCCAACAGCTGGAGGTTATACTATTAGTTTTTATCATGATGAAGATTGTACTTTAAGAACTAAATTTGAAAACGCTTCGAGACTTGTATTTAACAACGAGACTTCTGTTGGTGAATATGGGATGCCTGGTACAGATTCTGTTATTAACTTAGCACAAATAGATAAACAACTTAACGATGTTAGAAATATAGAGCTTGTTGGAGCTTCTATTAGAAACATTAGCGATGTTGAATATTCGATTGCCGATGGTACAGGCGATGTTCTAAGCTTTGACGTAACGTTTGCATATCACTTCTATAGAGACTTTACTACATCCTAAATTACATTCGCGATTAAATATTATTAATGGCGGACGAAACATTTGACTTCTTAGATGGTTATAGCAATAGTGAAAAATTCTTTCTTGCTCATCCATTTCTATGGAAGGTATCGTTCGAATATGACGCTTCTTTAATTTTTAACGTTAATGATGCTATAAGTAAAGCATATAGTAATAATGATGATTGGCGTGCTATTACTGAACCAGATAGATTTACTAAAAATGGTAATATATTAGTTGCAAGGAGTGTTACTGTACCATCTGAAAATGCACAATTTGATATTGCAGGTTCTGAAAATTTAGGTGGCTTCCTACCTGGTTATGCTCTTAATAAAAGAACTGATTTCCTATCTAAAAACTTAGCAATTAACTTTTTCGATACTCAAGATGATATTGAGCATAATTTCTTTAGACCTTGGATGATAGCTCTAGGTATAGACGGGTTAATTAATAGAAGGTTATTATGTAATGTGACTCTAAGACAGTATAATAATAAGATGGAGGAAAGAAAGGGTTATAGATTTATAGATGTTTTTCCGACTAATGTAGAGGGATACACTTTATCTTATAACGAGGAGTCGTTTCAAGAGAAATCAGTTACGTTTGCATTCAAAGAGTATAAGCCTCTTAAAGTCGTTCCTAGAAGAAATATCAGAGATGATATAGATGCTGTGCGCTTTGATGAGTTTGATAGAGCTCTTCGCGGCGTCTAGAATAATAGAGGTTAGCTCATAATTATAAACATGGATCACGTGTTTCAACTTCCTAACAGGAAGAGTGTTACTGTAAAAGAGTTTTTATATAAAGATGTAAAAGCGTTCTTTTACGACAATCCTCTTGAAGTTAAGGCTGAATTTTTAAACTCTTTTATAAAAACTAAGAATTTAAATGTATTAGAGAAGTTTATTGCTTTAGTTAGGTTGAGGGAGAGATGTATTAAGCAATCTGTTAATTTAAACATCAACGGTAGAGATAAAGATGTAAATTTAGAATACATTCTTAATGCGTTTAATGAAATATTAGATATTAGAGAAGAGGTTCAAATAGATAACTTCAAATTAGTTCTAGATTATCCTACAGAATTTGTAATATCTACTGATAATATATTTAAAATTATACAAACTATTGAAATAGATAATGAGACAGTTGATTTAAATTCAGTAACTCCAGAAGAGTTTACTTTAATTACAAACTCACTTCCTGCACAGGTATTACAAACTATAACTGATTTTTATAATAGAAAAAAGAAAGCGTTAGTAGTTTCAGCTTTTGAAAACGCTGATGTTGAGATAAACTTCTTAAACTCTTCTCCTTTTATGTTTCTTGATACCTTATATAGATGTATAGATCCTTTTACTTATAGAGAATATCTATTCGTTCTCAGTAAAAGAATGAGAGATGTTACGTTTTTAGCTAACAGTACCTTTATAGATATATTAGATTATATAGAACTATATAAAAGAGAGAACGAGGAAGAGAAAGAGAAAGTTGCAAAAATAAAATAAGAGTTAAATAATAGTATGTCTAACACTAAAGATTTTATCTCAAAATTAACTGAGTTAAAGAAAAATTTTAAGATTTTTATCCCGTCAGTAAATAAGAATGTTAACGCAACGCAAATAAATCTCAAGCAACAAAAAGATATTATATCTACAGCTGTAAATGGAGTAGTTGGTGCATTACAGTTTACTAAAGCTGTAAATGATGTAATTACAGATAATGTTGATGGTGATAGTTTTTATACATTCGATAGAGTACCAGCTTTACTAGCATTAAGACAAGAATCATTAGGTAGTAATATAAAAGATTCGAAAGATAATATCGTCTCTATAGATGATTTTATTAGCAAAGCAAAAGATATACCTAAGTTTGAGCTTAAAAAAGAAGTTAGTATTGATTCTATAAAAGTAAAATTAAAACTCCCTACCTTAAAAGATGAAAATGTTATTCTTAAGAGATGTATTTCAGAGGTAGAAAATTTAAAAAGCGATAGTCTATCAGACGCAATGGGGTTAATTTACATTTTCGAAATTATTAAAGTAATTGAATCGGTTTCTGTAGGAGAAGAGGAAGTTGAGTTTAATGATTTAAAGGTAGCTGATAGATTTAAAATTATTGAACAGTTACCATTGGAGCTATATGATAAGATAACAGGATTTTTATCACAAGTAACTCAATATGATAAGAAAATTTTAACTAACGACGAATCTACTATAGTTATAGATGCTACTTTGTTTGATGCCACGGTTGATGCATAAATATATATGTGTCAGATAGTTTCATAAATAAATTAGGCGATGCATTTTCTGGTGAAACTGCTAAAGATTCTATATCTAAAAATATAATTAAAAAAGTTAACCCTCAGCTTTCTTCAAGTGAAAAAAGAAGGTTACAGTTTGAGTCTACTATATTTGCAGAAACGTTAATAAATCTGCAGAGGAAAGAAAAAAAGGATACATTTGGTAAGACTAAAACTAAAAAAGATACTCCTATAGATAAAGCTACTAGTGTAATTAAAGAAGGCGAAGAAAAGGAAAAGGCGCCTAAGTTAAAATTACCACTTATGCTAGGACTAGCAGCAGGTATTACAGCTTTTGCTACTTGGATTTCTGAATTCTTAGGACCTGTAGGGGAGTTTGTAGCTAAGGTTTTACCTAAACTTCTTAAGCCTTTAGGGGGTTTTGTAGCTAAATCGTTAAAGGCTATTAAGGGTGGTAAGCTTATGAAAATGCTTGGAGGCATTGCCGCTAAGATTGGAGGTAAGATAGCTAAATTTGGTAGGTTTATACCTGTTATAGGTTCTCTCTTTAGCTTTGGTTTCGGTATAGCGAGATGGAAAAAAGGTGAATATATACCAGCTATTGCTGAATTTGTATCTGGTATTTTAAACTTACTCCCATTTGGTGTCACTAATATAGCATCTATGGTAATTGATGGTGCGTTATTACTATATGATTTAGATAAAGAAGCAACAGCAAAGCGAGAGGAAGATCCAACAGGTGAAGGGTTTAGTATGTGGGATAAAATAAGAGAATTTTTCTTAATGTCTCCTGGAATTGGAAATATAATTAATTTAGCAAAAGGTATAGGAGCAATCTTTAAAGGCGAATGGGGTGAAGCTGGTAAGTATTTCATGTACTCTATACCAATTGTAGGTAATTTGCTCAATTTCTTTAATAGAGATGGAAGTCTTGGTGATAGTGGTGGTGAGATTGCAGGTAATTTATTCGAAGGTGCTAAATCTTTAGGAGCAACTATATTAAATTTTATTGAAGGTATTCCAATTATTGGACGAATTGTTACAATGGGTAGAGGTTTTGCAGCACTCTTTTCAGGTAACTTTGTAGAAGCTGGTGAATATTTTGAAGAAGCTTTACCTGGGCCTATAGCTTCATTTATTAAATTCTTAGGTTCATTAGGTGCTGAAGCAGGTGCAAAAGGAATTGCGTTTTTAGAAGAACAAGGTGTTGATTTTAGTGGTCCTGGTGCATTCTTTAAGACTATAGGTAGTTTGATCTTTGGAGGCATAGGGGATATGTTAGGTGCCGCAGGAGAGTGGGTTAGTGGTAAGGTTGGGGATATGGTTGAAGGAGCTAAAGAGCTTCCTGGAAAAGTATGGGAAGGGGCTAAAGATTTAGGATCGAAAGCTTTAAGCTTTTTAAATCCATTTGATGATTTTCTAGTAAGAGGTGATAAGGTAATTCCTTTTAATAATAAAGATGATGTAGTAGGAATGAAAGAGGATGGAGCTATAGCCAATATGATTAGAAATAGTACAAGTATAAATGCGCAAGAGTTAAGTGATGCTATAGCAGCAAAAGATAAACGCAAAGAAGAAAGCAGTGGTTCGTTATTGTCATCTTTTACATCTTTTGCTTCTACCTTAGGGCGGGGGCTCACTAGAACATTTAAAACCTTTACAGAAGATAAAGACGCTCAAAAAAGAGGATTACCTTCTCAGTCTTTTGCTACTCTATTAACCAGAAAAGATGAGAGTACAAATATTGTTAAAGATGTTTTTGATAAAGCTGTTACTTCAGAGATTAAAAGGTCAAATGAATATTTAGCACAGCTTGTACAATTAACTGCAAAGATGGTAGGTAGTCAAGGCGTACCAGTACCATCTGCTCCTCCAGTACAGCAGCAGAGTGATACTAATTCTATGCAAGGTGATATGAGTGGTCCTACCTTTGTAGATAGTAGGCTTAAATTTAACAGTTCAACATACAGCTTCGCGTAGTTCAACGCTTAAATATTATTATGGCAGCTCAAGACCCATATGAAGGAATAAGAACCGGTTCTAATAATCCAGGGTCATTTGATATTGTAAAAAATTATGATTGGACATCTGTTCCTAGAAATAGAAGGCTACGGGACGAAGCACCGTCTGCTTACATTACTGCTTACGAATTGAAATATTCTCAGCTTAAACAGTTTATTGATGGCTATATGAATGTATTCTCTCCACAAAATAGTTCAGATAGCTATCAGGATAGTAAAAATCCTGGGTTAGATTTCTATAAAGGGTTATATAGTGTAGCAAGAACACCGTTAGCAAGATTTAACTTTCCATTCTTTTCTGATGAAATGAGATCATTTAGTTCAGAATTTGAAAATACTTTCTCGCCTATAAGTCAAAGAGGTGCTCAAATGCTTGGAGGTGATCAGATTATGGGATTAGGAGGTGCAGCAGAAAGTTTAGTAGGAGGAACTGTTGCTACTGGACGGGCTTTAGGTGATGTTAATGTAGGAGGTATGGCTCTTCAGGATGTAGTATCAAAAGGTGCAGGTGCTGCTATGGGTGGCATGAATAAAATGTTTGGAACTAATATGAACTTAGATAGTGCTGGTAAGCAGACAGTAGGTGCACCCGGTACATATATTGAAACACCTAAATTTTATCAATATAGCGATACAGATAACGGAGTTCAAATAGGCTTTACCCTTTCTAATACTTTAGAAGACGACGGGTTTAATTTAAATTACGATTTTATTACTAAATTTACTAAGCTTAATAGACCTTATAGAAGAGGTCCTATTGGTATGAACTTCCCTGCTATTTATAATTTAGTAGTACCAGGAGTTCGTTATATACAATGGGCTAGTTTAGAAAGCTTTAATGTAGGTATGCTTGGAAGTAGAAGAAAAATATATATACCTGGCAAGGGCGACGTTGTTGTACCTGAAGCTTATACTTGTAACTTCTCCTTTAAATCACTTACACTTGAACCTTCTAACTTTATTGATGAATTAACTGAGTTTAATGATGGATTTGGAGGCTATGCTGATAATAGAGATAATTTAGAAGGTGAAATTGCTGATATACAAGCAGACCGAGCTGAAGAGAGAGCAAGACAAGAAAAACAAGCTCAAGCAATTGCTAAATATGACGCTGAACTTGATAAATTTGATGAGGAGCAAAAAGAAAAGAAAAAAGAAAGAGAGAGATCAGAAAAAGAAGATGAGGAGACAGCAAAGAAAAGAAAGAAACGAGAAGCACAAGCAGCAGAAGAAAAGAAGAAAAGAGACGAATTCATAGCTAACAGTAAGAAAAAATTCGGTTTACAATAAAGTAGTATAAAAATTATGAGTTTAACAGGAAAAACAGGACAATATCAAGATGAAGTGAGTGACTTACCTAGCTTACCTATAAATCGATATGAGCGAATATTTAAAATATATTCGCAGCAAAATAACGGTAAAGAGTTTTACTTTTATAACCTTCTCAACAAAATAGAAATGCCAGATAATGTTGATGGTGGTATTCTCGATACATATAATGTTTTAGCCAAAGAGGCGCTAACAACTACTTCATATAACATTTACGGTGATATTCACAGCTGGTGGATTATATATTTGTTGAATAAAGAAACTATCGGTAACAGTTTCTTTGCAGAAGGTGGTCAACAGCTTGAATATATTATTCCTGAGTTTAGGGGATTGTTATATCAGCAAATGACACAAGCTACAGTATTTAACAACAAGCACTTTTAATGTCAGTAAGTAATAAAAGAGATGATGACGCTTTTAAATTTAAGCTAAATGGGGCTGAATTTTGGTGTCAGTTTTTAGTTTCTCGTACAGAGGATGCTGAATTGGCATATAATGACGATATACGGGGATTAATGTTAACCCAAACTTCTATATTACAGCTTGATATTGAAGAATCAATATTTGAACCTTTTACTTCAGGAACTATTACTATTAACAACCCTTATGATTATTTTGATGAGAAACATGATGTAGATGGGACAGGTAAGGATTATTTACATATTAGATTTTATGATTATATAGATCATGAAAGCCCTGATTTAGATCTAATAAAATTAGAATATACTTTTGTTATTACTTCGGAGAGTAATAGTGTATCAAAAACCGATAGATCTAATAACTTTAAAACCTTTAAGCTTGTAGATTATAATTTCTACAAACTTAATCAAGCAGTTCCTTACGATGTTTCTTTTCCTATTAAAGATGAAGCTAAATTGATAGGTGATATTATTAAAGATGAGATATTAATTAGAGTTTTAGGTGAGGGTATAATAGATGAATCTAATTGGGATTCAGGTAATCATAAACTTAATAAAACTATGGGTACCTCCTTAGTTGCTTTGATGCAAAAAGTTAGATGCGGTGTTTATTGGAAATATTCTGATATACTAAAATATCTTTTACGATTTAATTATACAGAAACATCTAACGGGTTACCTGTTCAAACAATATTACAGTTTAACAGATCTACTAAAAAGTATTCTTTAATTCCGCTGAACCGTTACTTTAAAGAAAATGAAAAGTTAACTACAGAAGCATTTGCTTTAGGAGATTTAGAGCATACTCCAGAGGTTGAAAATAGAGCTTCTACTAATAAAAATAACCCGTTTTCTAAAGACGATGTTAAATTTAATACATACTCTGGTCAATTAAAAAATACCGACCTTTCAACTCCATATACATTTTATACTAATTCATACTTTACCAACTACTTAGTAACTAACTATGATCACTTTCAAGGTGGAAATGTAGTAACTAAAATAACAATAGAAGAGACAAAAGCATTATGGGAAGAAGACTTTATTAAATCCTTTAAGTTGATTGGAGGCAATGCAAGACCTTATTTAAATTTTAATCAAGATCCTAATAGACAGGTTAAATCATATGCTATTCCGCAGTTTAATCCTAATGATTGTATAAGCATAGTAAAGGCACAGATGGTTTCTAATTTAACATTTTACAACCTACAACTTAATTTTAATTTGATAGGTGATACTGAAAGAAGACCTGGTACTTTTGTAGATATAGTTAAATTTTCCGAAGATGAAAATAGAATAGACGGCAAACTTCTAGGAAAATGGTTTGTAACTAATATACATCATAAATTTGTAAGAGCTAGATATCAAAATTTTGTAACCTGTATTAAGCCGTATGTAGGGCCAGATGTAAATGAAAATGAAGCTACAAATACGAATCAAAATTCAGTAAATAGTCAAAACCAAACCTCTAATAATTACCCTTAAAATGTCAGCTTGTGTAGATCAATTAGTAAATGAATTAGTAGATGATGTTAATGGATTCTTTAACATTAAAGCTCAAGTATTAAGATCTCTCTTTGTTAATAAAGAACAGTTCGAGAATCTTATAGTTAGAGATTGTGATGGGAAGCTTCAAGGGGACTTTATGCATAATTTTTCAGAATCTGAATTAGATTTCATGGAAAATTTTTTACAGATATTTGAATTAGGTCTAGATCAATTAGAAAAATTCATGAGTATGTTAGCTACAGCTGAAGGTTTATTAAGACTGGATGAATGTACTATTCTATACTATTTAAGACAACTTTTAAATGGACCATTTGCATGTGCAGCTGAAGATATAGCTAGACTAGCATCTGGTCAAGATTTAAATCTCTTAGCTTCTGTAAATGACGGTATAGGCACTATAGGTAATGCTGTTAGAAGTAATGTATCTACTGCTGTATACGGCTTAGAACCAGTTAATGCATCAATAGATTTATATAATAAACTAGCACCTTATACGCAAGATTGTATGAATGAAGGCTCAAGAGTAACGCAGAATATTTTTAATTATAATTTTGAACAGAGTGTATATAATGATAATACTCTTCCATTTATCGATAAACTACCTCAGCTAAGAGTTAATAATGAATACTCAAGAGGATTTACTAATTTTGCATGTGGTAACTTTAATTTAAAAGATGTACCGTTTTTTAATGTCTTAAAAGATATATCAAACAATATATTCGATTCTATAAGACAGGCCTTAGGACCTGCGGCATATAAATTATTTGAGTTTAGAAAGTTTGTTAATATATTTTACTTAGAAGGTAGCCAAGCTTTTAGTATATTAAACGGTGTTAATAGACTTTTAATTTCATTAGATAGAACTGAATATGCTGTAAAGAATAGAATAATTAAAGAGAAGTGTCAAAATGCTCTAACAAATATTCTTGGATTTCCTATAGAAAATGATCAAACATACGAACTGCAGATGCAAGTAGGTGATGGAGTCTATGATTTATATACTATAAACGGGCTATTTGGTGGTCCAGCTGGAAGAACAAATCAAACGTTTGTAGATGATAGTAATAATATAAGTATAGATGATTTATCTGAAGAAGATTTAGCTGCTGCTAATGTATCTATAGTTAAGAAAGATCTTTGTGAGGATGAAGGTGATTGTAAGGACCTCGACTTTTAAACATCAATAACATCTTCATCTTTATCAACCAACGCTTTCATTATATCGTCTCTTGATAGCAACATCTTAGTCTGATTATCAGCTAAATTAAGTCTTTCCTTACTTTCAACATCTAACTGCTTTACTGCAACTTGTGTTTCGTTTCTTTCTTTAGCAGTATGAAGACGGTTAAGCGTATCGATAGCTGATGAGGAAGCTTTAATCAATTCAGCCAAAGCAGCTACATCTCTATTTTCTGGAGCAGACGATATATAGTCATTAACATTATCTACTATAGTCAAAGACTTTTTGATAAGTTTGCCAGAATTTTGAATAAGAAAGTCCTCTAGATCATCCTTATTCAGGACACTTTCTTCTACAGGAGCTTTTGCCATTTTATTATTACTCTTTA